TAGACGCAAAAAACATGAATAGCGTTACTGTGAATGGGATATTTAACATACATAAACTACTTGCAGAAAAACAATTAAGCAACGAACCAGTTCCACAATCGTTTAATTTAGGAAGTGCTGAAATAAAGATTAATGAGTACAAATCCAAGCTAACTACAATAGTGTCTTCAGAAACAAAGAGAAAATACTACATTAACGATGGACTGTATCAGTGCGTAAAGCCGGTGATAAAAAATGTATTTTAATACATATTTATTTTTAAAATAACAACATAAAATGTCAGACGTTTTTAAGCCAAAATTAAGAGTTAGCGTTAGCGGTAAAAATTTACCTGTCGCTTTCGACTTAAATACAAGCGAAACAAAAAAGGGTATAGTAATATACTTTATATTGGAAGAAAACATACAAGATCCGAGAGATTTACAAGAGTTAACTAATAAGATAAGCACTTGGTTGCAAAAGAAATTTGCCGATCAAGAATTGATGGTTACTTATAACGACCGTAATGCGTATTCTAAAAACACAATATCGTTCATAGTACCGATGGCTTCTATGGTAGATCTTTTAGTAAGAAGTTTAAAGGGAAGCGGTACAGCTTCATAAATTATAAATTATGGTTTCGAAAAAAAGAAGGCCTCCAAGAGCCATATTCTACGACGCCTTAAACGTAAAGGCCGAAGATTATAAAGATTCGGAGCAGTTGAAAACTCTGCTAAATAAAGAAATACCATTAGCGATATTTGACGCAGTTCATAACAGAAGAAATTCAGCGCTCGTATTCGAAATAAATAATTCAAGTAATTACTTAGAGATAAAAAAAGAATATTGGGCGAAGGCATTAGATTGGTGTTTACCACATTACGTGGAGTTAGAAGACTATAAAACTTGCTCTGAAATAAAATCTATTATAGAAAAATTAACACCTTAACAATGGCAGAAGATTACAAAGAAATACAAGCTGCTGTAGAAAGCATACTGAATGTAAAGACTCATGTAAAGAGGAAAAAAAGAAATCAAACAGAGAAGCGAATGGAGCTCTTTGTTAACGTTATATCTAGATTAGAAGAGATTATAGTGAGATCTCAGATAATGAGCGTAGACATGCAGTTAGATTTTTTTGAATACGATGAAAAATTTATGCAAGTTATAGACGCATTGTTTTACATAAATTTCGGTCAATCGGGATCAGATCTTATATCCTATTATTTGTATGAAAGAATAAACGAAGACGGATCGATCAATCCCATAATAGATAAGAACGGAACAGAAGTATACATAGAAACTCCTTATCAGTTGTGGAACGTATTAAATGACATGAAAGTTCACGATCAATGATCCCGAAAAAGAGAACAGGTTTACATCTAACTAGAAAAATATATACAGGAACTTGGAAGTATGCAGGATTGTCTCTTAGGGAAGAGGACATACTTGAGGCGATGAAGTACACGAAGTCCAATAACGAAGCAGCTAAGTACTTAGGTATATCTTATCCAACCTACAAAAAATACGCTAAGGCGTTCGTAGATCCCATCACCGGAAAAACTCTTTGGGAAACTCACCTAAACCAGAGTGGATTGGGTACATCTAGGCCCAACTTAAGCAGCTTTAAAGAAGAATCTTTAGATGAATTATTGCGTCCCAATCAGACGGCGACAGAAAAAAGAATAGCATCTCTAAAAATTAAACTACTCGCAGACGGTAGGTTGGGTCAAGCATGTTCTTGTTGTGGATACGATAAAGTTAGAAAATTGGACAATAGGTCTCCTTTACTTTTACACTTTAAAGATTTCGATAGATCTAATTGGTCGCAAGATAACATTACTTTGCTGTGTTACAATTGCGCTTTTGATAAGGGATTGGACGAGTTTAGTAAGTCTGTTATGAGAAACATAGATGCTTTCGGTGTACTCGACGAGGGAATAACTAATTCTGCTAGAAGAACTTTTTACCAATTAGAAAATAGCGTAGTTGACGCACTTAATGTTGTAGAGGGCTTAAACGAAGCTTCAGAGCGAGCAGCAAGAGACGAAAAAGAAGGTAAAGACGAATCCAACGATGACGACGGATCAGAAATGTCTTTGGTGAGTTATTTGTGGTCATGACTTCACCGTAACTAAATATTTTATTTTTAGTCAAATATCATATAATTTTACCTATATGAAGAAAAATAAAAATCTGCACAGAGGTACAGCTAAGCGAATATTTGAATGGTGCGTAAAAAATTATGGTAGATCAAAGTATAACGGTACATACCCAAATTTAAAATATGTAGATACCAACAAACTCGAAGGATTCACTGGTGACGGATTTTACGAAGACTTAGAAAACACAATATACGTAAATAGTAAATCACCGAATATTAAAAATTTAGAAGACTTAGCTAGGACGATAATTCATGAGTACTCACATTACAAATTTCATAATATGAACAAGTATTATGATCTAGCAGAAAAGTTCACTCATGATAATCATCCATACGAAATAGAAGCAAATCAAATAGAAGACAGAGATTACACAAAGTGTCTATTGCACATGAGACAAATTTTTAAAATTAAGTAATATTTACAATATTTATCTTCAGTTGACAATGGTATTAGAACAAGCTTTAGAGACGATAGCCCACTCGGTAATACCCGAAGGTGTACATGAAGTCCTACACATAGATTGTAGAGATGCATGGGTTAAAACAGTGTCTGATATGGTAGAAAAAAGAATGATGCCTGCAACTACACAAAACATTAAAAAGTTAGCGAATGGCTGGGAAACATTATTATACCTAAAATATAGCTCATTGAACTGATGGAAAAATTAGCTTTAACCTCATTATTACAACAACCAAACGTAACAACCGGACAAGACGTAATGTTACAGTATGGTGTACTCGGAGTTTTGTCCGTTTGCCTTGGATATTTTGCATACAATCAGTATACAAGATTACTTAAGAAAAACGATGATCTTGAGAAAAAAGTTGATAAACTTCAAAATGAAATGATGACGCTTTTAGTTGAAGAACGTGAGAGAATGTCACAATTAGTTAAAGAAAATACTCAAGCTTTAATAAGTTTACAGAACTTGATATATCAAACTTTAGTAGCAGCGCAAATATCGATACCAAACCACCTCACGAGCAATAAAGAGGAATAATCAAACACATATAAAAATAAGTTATGAAAGAAAAGAAGCACATTTGCAAAGTCTGTAAGAAAGAAATACATAGGCTTAGGGTAAAATTGGGATACACAGACACGTGCGTAGAGCATTCCACGTCTCAGAAGTATACAGGTATAATATCTTCGGTAGGAAACACAGAAACTTATGAAATGCAAATTATCAAAGATCCAGAATTGGCAAAGAGGATGGTCAACTTAGCAAATTCTAGATATTCAGACTAATATTTATTGAAAAATACCATGAAGCCCCAATTAAAAGAGATGCTTAAAAACATGTCTCCAGAAGATAGACAACAATTAAAAGAGTATGCAGATTCTTTAAAAGAGATACGAAAGGCGATGTCTGAAATAATAAAATCAGCGAAAAGCAAATCAATGAAAGAGGTTGGAGGCAATATGATGGGTAAATCATTGCCTATAAAATAATAAAATAAATCGTTATGAAAAAAACAAAAAAGCATTGGTATACGAATGTTAAAAAGTACATTTTAAATTTGTATTACCTTACATTCTACAAAAAAAGACTAGAAAAAGAGAGACTTCAAATATTATCTGGTTTATTAGATACAGATAATTCTATATGGAAATACGTAATCGATAAACGTAAAGCAATTCCATCGCTCGCTTCACATATATATGTCCAAAAATCACAGAAGATTGAATCTTTACCTATCAATCCTTCTACAGGAGAAGTATGGTTCGTAAATGAACACTTTCAGCCTAAAGATTCTGCTGATGTCATCGCAACTAATGCTGAATTTACTGGATCACTTAATAATGAGGACAGTACTAAAATAGCAGATTAAGATTCATGATAAAATTAAAAACCATATTAAAAGAAGTATTACAAGAACTTGAAATACCATCCAATATATGGATAGATTATGACTTGGGTAAAGTAGATAATGACGGTATGAATAATATATGGAATATGTACCAAACTTCATATCTTAAACAAGGCATGGATTTATCTGCTAATTCAGCTTCTGAAATGCGATCAAAATATAAAGCAGTTCGTTTAAAAGATATAGATAATGATAAGATACCAGATGCATTTATCATCTATAAACCAAGTACATTTGGTAATAAAATTGCATTACTTGCCACAAACGGAAAACCAGAAGCCAAAAGAGATTTAGTTAATCATGCAATTAAATTATGTAAAACTCCAGGTTGGTTTATTGAAGCAAGTGCAAAGATGGAGGATATTATGAAATCATCTGGTGCACCCGCAGTTACAGACGAAAAGAAAATTATAGATATTTTAGGTAATGATAAAGAGCTTGACTTTATAGGAGATGGATATTATACTCGTAATCTTTCGAAAGTAAATAAACGAATTGTAAAAAGAATCTACGGTATACCTAATTAGATTTAACATTCATAATTAAATAAAGGTTGTGACCAGAATAAATATAGGAATTCCAGTAAAAGAGTTACATTATAAACACTTATTGGCCGAACACCGAGAAATAGTCAGGGTACCTACGCTGGCAAAAAGAAGAACGCATTTCTCGGACATACCTAAACAGTTTACCCTCGGTAGGGGTCACGTTAAGTTTTTTTACGATAAGTTAAAGTATCTAAGGAACAGATACGAAGAGCTCTTCGAAGAGTGCATCAATCGAGGATTCAATGTCACGTATTACGGCACTTCGTGGGCCGACGTACCTGAAAAATTGATGGGCGATTATATACCGACCCAAAACGATATAGAGATTATAGAAAAAAGATTGAAGGAAAGGGCACCTAAGAATTAAAATTAATTGTATAAATTATTTTACTTATTTTTATCAAAAGTACAAATAATGTTTATACAATAGAAGTTTATGAATAACGAAAGATACGAGCAGATTATTGATGAAGCGTACAAGAATTACCAAAAATACCCATTAGCAACAAGATACGATCATCGTACAAATCTTCTTTATAAAAATAGTCATAAAGGTTGGTGTATGTTGAATGGTCGTTCTATGATATCTCCGCATCCAACTCGTCATTTAACAAAAGAAGAATTCATCAACAAATGTAAAATCGATTCAGAGTTTTCTCAAGAGTTTGGATTGAAGATTGAGGAGCGAGAATTGAGTTTGGAAGAACGAACTCAATTGGCAAGAGGTAAAGTTGTTCCATTACTCGGTAGTAAAGAAGATTCATATAATGAAGCTGGTATCCCAACTAAACTAATCACACTAACATATAACAACGAAACAATAGAAAGTTATGAATAAGCAAGAGTTTAAATCAGGAATAGTATACCTTCCCTATATTACAAAAATAATTAGTACTTCTATTAATGGTACGACTGTTTGGCACAGTAATAAATTTATTAATTTCTGGTTAAAAATAAAATTCTTTTTTTATAAACCAGAAGCCCTTAAAAAATTAGAAATTTACGCAAATAAAAAAGTCTCTGCAAAATATTATCAATCTATTAAAATTAAAGCAAAATGAATAAGATATCAAATTTGTTTATGAATCTAATTCGTATCATAATACCAAAAACCGAGTTAGAAAAGATTATTGATCATATCAGCACTTTAAAAAACGATCCAGATAACTATGGAAAAATTTCCGCAATGTATCTTAAACTGCATACAATGTATGCTGTAATGATTGGAAAACGTGGCGATGTTAGTATAAACTTTTATTACTCTCAATTTTTCTTTAATCTTCATAAGGATTATAGAGAGAGATATTTTGAACATAAATTAAAACAAAACGAAAATGAATAATATAGACGAACGAATAAAAGAAGGAGCTAAATTAGCACGTAAACACGAAGAGCTACGTGATCAAATTCTAAATGATCCTAATATGCCACAAGAGATAAAAGATATTATCATTGAGAATAGAATACCTGATGATAAGATTGTTGATTTAACTGATGGTAGAAGAATAAAATACATTAACCCTGATACATTTGAAATTGAATATGAATAATATAGACCGTCAATACCAATCACTCCTCCAAGATATACTTGACAAGGGTATCACTAAAAGCGATCGTACTGGTACTGGTACGCTATCAGTATTTGGTAGACAGATCCGTCATAAGATGAGTGAGGGGTTTCCACTCCTAACAACAAAAAAGATGGCTTGGAAGTCAATCGTAACAGAACTACTATGGTTCTTACGAGGTGATACTAACATCAAATTCTTAGTGGATAATGGTTGTCATATTTGGAACGGAGATTGCTATAAGAAGTACTATACTGAATGGAATAAAAGTATTCCAGGTGATGGTATATTTAGTTCTAATGAGTATAAATCACCAACAAAATATGAATCAACTAATTTTAATCAGGAAGAATTCATCAACAAAATCAAAACAGATGATGAGTTTGCTAAGAAGTGGGGTGATTTAGGACCGATTTACGGTAAGCAGTGGAGAAATTGGAAAAAACCAATTAAAACTATCGGTGACCCTAAACCATCGCAACAACCAATTGACCAAATCGCAAACCTAATTAATGACATCAAAACAAATCCTGATTCAAGACGTTTAATGGTTAATGCGTGGAATGTAGGTTATTTAGAAAAAATGACGTTACCACCATGTCATTATGGATTTCAAGTTTATACAAGAGAGTTGAGTTTGGAAGAGAGGCTTAAGTTGTGTAATGTAGATATTGATACAGATATTGATGAAGCTATTAAAAAAGATAGTAGAGACATTATAAAAAAATACCTAGATTACACTAATACCCCAACACGAGCAATCTCTCTAATGTGGAACCAACGCAGTGTTGATACATTCCTTGGTTTACCATTCAACATAGCATCTTATGGACTACTATTAGAAATTATAGCTAAGGTAGTTAATATGGTACCTGATGAATTGATTGGCAACTTAGGCGACGTACACCTTTACAATAACCACATTGAACAAGCAAAAGAACAGATTGGTAGAGAGTTGAGTTTGGAAGAACGAGTTGAATTGTTCATAAAACAAAACAATGGTTCACATCCTTACGATATTGAAATGTTGGATGATTATAATATCCTAACTAGAACAAGAGAACCTTATGAATTACCATCATTAAATATCAACACTGAATTTTGGCAAACAGAAAGTGGTGAATGTGGTATAGGACTACTTAGTACAGACGGATTTATTTCAGCCTTATCTAATGATGCTTTTATAAAATGTTTATTAGAAGAAGATATACAGTTAGGAAACTATCAATCACATCCAGCAATTAAAGCACCTTTAAGTAATTAATATAAATCATAAAATAAAAACAACAGTTATGGCAAAACAAAAACAATCGACAAAAAATTTAAGCGGTAGAGGCTACGATTACGAAGAATTTAGAACTTCGATCTTAAATCTATTAAATAACTATTTGCTATTGACCACTCAAGAACGTAACGATATCGTTAAAATGGCTAAAAGATTTTAGTGGCCAGAAAATTCTTTATTGATAACCAATCAGTTGCGCACATTGGTAATCAATCAGTTGCACACAACTAATTGGAAATTAACGATATCACTTAAAAAATAAATTTTTTTATATCAAATAGTTGTCGTAATTTTAACTTATATCACAATCAAAAAATGTTATTTTAAAATAAACTTTAGCACCAAAAAATTAAATTTTTTTATTTCATTTAGCTATCGTATATTTACTATATAACATTAACAAACAGATCTTTGAACATACTGTTATCCATTAACGAGGCTTCGGCTAAGTTATAAATAACATTCGGCTGCATATAGTCGTTAAATAAACCGGGAAACCGGTATAAAGTGAGATCAATTGCTAAAATGATCTTGCGCCTTGTAAAAGAGGTCGAGTATGCACACGGAATATCTATCAACCTTAATTATCGAGGGTAACACTGTAGAGAAAGTGGTTGATAGACTCGGTGACTGTGGGTCATTGAGTTGAGCTTGGAAAAGCAATAAGAATAATCCGTACGGGTACATGCAAAAAGTTTGGTTATCCGATCAAATTATTGCGTTACTCATTGTTGGAACGTAGTCTTAAAGCCGAAAGGCATGATAAAAAACAGGTGGTGCTGTTGTTATCCTATACAGTTGTTTACCAAAGCGCGGTATCGAAGATTACTAACAACATCGAGGTAGGGATACTTCATAAGGTAGTTGAATATCTACCCTGACAAAATCGGGGCCGGTTCAGCGGTGAGCCACTACCTTTACAATCCACAAGCTAAACTTTGCCTTTTGACGCAAATCAAATTAAACAAAGCCAAAGCGCTCACCAGCTACGGACGAAAGATGCCTACACAGTAACGAGTTGTTCGTTGCACTAAAAGGCCGCAAGCCAATTAGTAGTTTTCCGAAAAGGTCGTAATCTCGCAAGGATTAGTCAGCACGGCAGTGTTGAACGATTGGAGTAAGAAGAGAGTAGTCCAAATAAAAGTAGCTCAAGGGGTGATTAGTCTAACTAATCGGCATTGTCGGAATAGTTTTCAAAAGAAACTGGACAAAGGGGGAAACAAACATAATCCTCGCAAAGATTCGACACACAAAGCTATAGTCTCAGGCTTTTATTTTTACATTAAAGGTTAGTGTGGGTTCGATTCCCACGAATGTAGCATAATTACGCATATTTATAAACGTAAAATTAATCATGGCACGAATATTAACACATACAGCAACTTGGCAAAACGAACGTAGAAGTACGTTGCTGGTGGGGTATTGCTTTAGTTCGATTAATGCGGACGTGCAGGGCAAACCGAAAATACCAGGGCTATGTGATACTAATTTAGGATAAACTCTAAATAAAAAGAAATTACAAAAGCCCTGGTTCAAAAAATCAGGGCTTTTTTTATGGTGATGTAGCTGAGATGGATTAGCGTAAGTTTGAAAAACTTAAGAGAGAAGATCGTTACTTCTCATTACCACATGAAAAAACAATAGAAATGAAACGAATACTGGTAAAAATAGTAAAAAATATTCTTATTGGAAAAAGAAATCAACGTCTTAATCCAATTACATTTAAGATTGCAAATTTTATTTGTTTAAGAATACCAAATATCTAAAAATGAAACGAAAACGAAAACATATTAATTACCTCCATAGCTCAATTGGCTAGAGTAGCTGACTCTTAATCAGTGGGTTCCGAGTTCGAGTCTCGGTGGGGGTACTAAAAGTAGATACCCTCGTAGCTCAACTGGTAGAGTACGTGACTTTTAATCATGGGGTTGTGAGTTCGAATCTCACCGGGGGTACATAATAAATAAAATAAAACTAAATTAAAATGAAAAAAATATTTGATGCCTTGTAAGACTAAAACCCTTACAAATGAAATCTATTCAAGAGTATACCACTACTGTAAACAGAAGTGTTTATAACAAGGTACACAAAGAAAGACACGCTCGTTGCTCATATTGCAAATGGCATGGTCCACATTCAGAGAATGATAGTTGGAAATGTTATTACAAAAGTGACTACAACGGCAAAGCTAAAGAAAAATATCCTAATTGGAAATTAGTTTCTAAAAATAAAAAACAGTGGATGAAAAAAACACTGATTTTTGAAAATGTTACAAATTCCCATGGTCGTTGGACTTACTGGATTAACATTAAATGGCATAATAAAATTAGGCCAAAATAGATCATTGACATATTGGTATTAAACACATCCGGCTTGGTGCAATGGCAGCATGATAGTCTCCAAAACTATTGATATCAGTTCGAATCTGATAGCCGGTGCAATTGCTCTCGTAGTTCAATGGATTAGAATAGGTGACTACGGATCATCTGATAAGCGTTCGAATCGCTTCGAGAGTACGAATAAGGTCGAGTTGGTCGTGGCGGCCGGTAGATCTGCAAAATCTATGGCGTGAGTTCAATTCTCACCTTGACCTCTTAATTATCGAGAAGTAGTACAATGGTTAATATCTGGATATGGCCGAGTTGGTGAGGCACTAGTTTTGGGAACTAGACCAGGCAGGATCGACACCTGCTATCCAGACCAAGGTTCGAATTTTTATAAATGGGCTGTTGGTATAGTTGGCTAACACACTTGCCTTGCACGCAGGAGTCGGGGATTCGAGTTCCCCACGGTCCACGCCGGTAAATTGTAAGTAGGTTTCCATATAAACTAACTTTCAGGTTTGAGTCGCAGCTGTACCTTAAACAGCTGACAATTAGAAGATTAGCTCAGAGGCAGAGCATCGCCCTTACATGGCGAGGGTCGGGATTTCAAAATTCCCATCTTCTACAACAATTGCGGGTATAGCACAACGGTTAGTGCTCTAGTTTTCCAAACTCGAGATGTCAGTTCGATTCTGACTACCTGCCACTTAACTTTTAACTACGATGGGCTAATATGAGGGTTCAAATCCCGCCGTTCCCACTAACGAAGGATTGGTTTAGCGTAGTTTTAAACTGCTACATAGTGTAATGGTAACATATTTATATAAAAAATAGACTTATATGCACTTTATAATATATCGCATCACTAATATTATAACTGGAACTTTTTATATTGGAGTGCACAAAACTAAAAATATAAATGATACGTATTTAGGCTCTGGTACTCTTATAAGAAAGGCAATAAGAGAATATGGTAAAGAAAATTTTACTAAAGAAATTTTAGAAGAATTACAAAGTGAAGAAGAAATGTTAAAGAGAGAAGAAGAAATTGTCACTAAAGAATTTATACAAAATAATGATGTTTATAATATTATGGTAGGCGGAGGATATGGTAGTAGAGAAAAAAATGGTCTAACTTTTATTAATAAGAAACATAGTAAAGAATCAAGAAAAAAAATACAAGAAAAGCGCAAAGGAAAAAAGCTCAGCGAACAAGTTAAATTAAAAATGTCTAAAAATCATTTTTCTAAAAAAGATCAAGAAGCACATAGGGAAATAGCAAAAAAGGCCTCAAGATCTAGAAAGAATATTAAAGACGGTCTTTCTGCAGAAACAAAAGAGAAGATAAGAAATGCTATACTTATTAAGACAAGAAAAGCTGATTATATATCTCACAATAAAGGTTTAAAAAGAGAAAAAATAAAGTGTCCTTTTTGTAATAAAGAAGGATCGATGAATACTATGAAAAGGTGGCATTTCAATAATTGTAAAATTGTCCCGTAGTAGAACGGTTATTATGCCAGATTTTGGCTCTGGAGATGAAGGTTCGATTCCTTCCGGGACAACCATATCTATATTAATTCGACCCCTTCTGTAGCATCAATAAATTGGAGAGTCCTAAAGGAGTAGTTAGCTGTCTTGAAAACAGTGAAGTCGGTAACACGGCGTGGGGGTTCGAGTCCGTCACTCTCCGCTAAATCTCTGGGTGACTAAAAGACGTACCTGACTTTTAACCGCCGAACCTGGGACCGGTAGGGGTAGCACATAGGAGATTTTTTTACATGGGTCTATAAGCTTTAAGGTGAAGCGTAAGTTTGTGGCACTTAAGAACTCGGTTCGATACCGTGATAGACCCCAAAAATATGTGTGCTGGTGCTGCCGACGGGCGCGTTGATAGTTCGATTCTATCTAATAATCTGGTGAACGAAATGGTTCGATTCCATTAACATATATTTTTATTCTGGAGAGTAAAACAGTGAGGTTGCTGTCACCGCCTGCTAAGCGTGTGGTACCCTAAAAAGGTATTTGCTTCGATGCAATGCTCTCCGCAAACCCAGTATGACGCACATCTTGGTCCGAGTGTGATGGAAAGCTGGTATCGGACCCTATTGCTTACTTAGCTCAATGGTCAGAGCATCCGCCTGATACGCGGAAGGTTGGAAGTTCGAGTCATCCAGTAAGCACAATACGCTTTCGTAGCTCAGAGGCAGAGCAGGAACCTGTTAAGTTCAAGGTCGAGATATCGTAATTCTCCGAAAGCGCAAACAAGCCGACGTCGCATAGTGGCAATTGCAAGGGACTGTAAATCCCTCCTCGTAAGAGTTCGTAGGTTCGAGTCCTACCGGCGGCACAGAAAATATATAGTACGTATAGTCAATTTTATAGATTATATTTACTATACAATAAACAAATGCTCCTGTCATCTAATGGTTAGGATGTCAGATTTTCGATCTGAAAATGCGAGTTCGATTCTCGTCGGGAGTACAATCGGTCTATTGGTGTAATGGTTAACATGTCTCACTGTCTATGAGAAGACGTCTCGGTTCGAGTCCGTGATAGACCGCTAAAAACTACCTGCTAGTTCAACCAGCGCATGACGTGGAGGTGACTACAGTGGAGAGTAGGTAGTATTTTAATACCCTCATGGTGGAATTGGGAGTCACGCTTGGCTTAAGATCAAGTGGGCCGTAAGGTCCGTGTCAGTTCGAGTCTGACTGGGGGTACAAAAAAAGATAGACACGTTGGAGTGTTTTTCTTAAATGTCTCATATTTATTAGTATGAAACAAATAGATGAAAAACATTTTAGACAAGTTTGTCAAGAATCTAATTCTATGGCAGAAGCTGCAGTTAAATTAGATTTACATTTTAATACCTTTAAAAGGTACGCAATTAAATTTGATTGTTATATGACAAATCAATCAGGAAAGGGAATGACAAAAATCGTTCCACCTAAAATTGATTTACAAGAAATTTTGGAAGGTAAACATCCACATTTTCAAACGTTCAAATTGAAAAATAGATTATTAAAAGAAAAAATAATCGAAAATAAATGTTCTGTGTGTGATATTGAAGAATGGAATGGTAAGAAATTAAATATGGAATTAGACCATATTGATGGGAATAGGACCAATCATAAATTGGAAAATTTAAGAATATTATGTCCTAATTGTCATTCACAAACTGATACATATCGAGCAAAGAATATAAAAAGAATATAATTTAGTGGTGTGGCGCAATGGTTAGCGCAAGATGCTTATACCATCGAGGTTACGAGTTCGAGTCTCGTCATCACTACCGGGTCACTTTTTGTACCTTGAACATATTTATAATAAATAATAGATATGCCAAGGCAAAAACACAAGTACCATTTCATTTACAAGACAACAAATCTTAATAATGGAAAGTACTACATAGGAATGCATTCGACTTCTAATTTTAATGATGGTTATTTAGGAAGCGGAGACAAACTTAGAAGATCTATAAGAAAATATGGTAGAGAGAATTTTAAATTAGAGATCTTAGAATTATTTAACGATAGAGAATCGTTAGCTAAAAGAGAAAGAGAATTGGTGAATGAAGGTTTACTAAAAGACCCGATGTGTATGAATTTGGCTCCCGGCGGAGTAGGTGGTATTTTTAATGAAGATCATCATGAAAAAATGAAAAAAGGTGCTTCTAAGCGACTTAAATTAATGTGGAAATCTAAAGATTATAGAGATAAGTTTGTAGTACTAGGATCTCAGACATTTAAAAGATTACATAAAGAGGGTAAAATTAAATATGATACGTTCACTAATAAGACCCATTCAGAAGAAACAAAAACAAAAATAGGTAACGCAAATGCATTAAAACAAAGTGGATCATCTAACTCTCAACATGGAACGATGTGGATCACAAATGGAGTTGAGGATCAAAAAATAAAAAAAGATTCTAAAATACCAGAAAATTGGTATAAAGGAAGAAATTAATACATTGCGGGGTAGAGAAGTGGTCATCTCGTGACTCTCATAAGGTCAAAATCGCTAGTTCGAATCTAGCCCACCGCAACAAAACACTGACTGACTCTCAGGCTGGTTGTCGACAAACCGAATGAGAAAAAAGCAGTAGCACCCTCGGCCGATGCATCGTAAAACTTCAATAAAGCCGTTAAGATTGGGACGAGACGGGTATCCCAACAGTGTTTAATTTGGCACTATAGCTCAAAGGCAGAGCGCCTCATTCATATCGAGGAAGTTGAGATCTCAGAATTCTCTAGTGCTACACAAGGTCGATTAGTTCAGCTGGTCTAGAACACTTGATTTGTAATCATGAAACCTCGGTTCGAATCCGAGATCGACCTCAAAAATAGGAGGAGGTGGGCTTGGAAGTAGCCATCCTTTAAAGAGTTGTCCCCCCTGTGGGAGCGTACGGACAAAAAGTCAATATCCTAGGAAATCGTTATGGGATATCGCACGTAGGTCGTAACGAGCCTCGTATCTTGGTGTAACAACACACTCCTATTTTAATGCGGAAGTAGCTCAATCGGTAGAGCGTTACTTTGCCAAAGTAGAGGTTGCCGAATCGTACTCGGTCTTCCGCTCGATATACAGCTGAATATGTGTGTGGAGTTGCAATCGTCGAAACATGTATTGAACATCATGCCGCCTGTCAGACTTCAAGACTCGAGGAGACATGATTGCTGTTATTATTTGGTCTCGTAATTCAATGGAAGAATGTCTCCCTTCTAAGGAGAACGTTGGGGATTCGAATTCCTCCGAGACTACAAAAATTAATATTATGGTAGTAACATATATTGTAAATGTTATTTTTATTTTGTTTATTTTATTTATAGTATGGTTTATAATCTGTTCTATAATTTATAGAGAGAAAGATGGTGATGATTTTTCAGGACAAAGTGATAGACAAAAAAAGAATGACGATTATAATACAGACTACTACCCATAATAAAATAGTCAGGTGGCGGAATGGTATGCGCAATGTGTGGGCAAGTAAAATCCACTTATCACTTACAGGTTCGAATCCTGTCCTGACTACGATGACACGCACGACAACCTGGAACGGGTCGACACTGAACAGGCTCTGTGAATGAACATAACAAGTACCTCACTTGTGCGTAGGTAAATTTCAAGCTTGTTTGACCGTGGGGAAAGGCCCACTTTATGCCCCGATGGTGGAATTGGTAGACACACCGCACTTAGGATGCGGCGCTTCGGCAGTGAGAGTTCGAGTCTCTCTTGGGGCACTGGGTTAATTTATCAATAACTGCAAATAACATTTTATGAAAAAAGTATACAAGACTTTGATAAGCAACGAAGCGATAGAGGTTATAGATTATATCCAAGCTTATTTAAATGCTCACCAAGACGTAGAAATCTTAATAGGATGTGATTCTCAAAATAGAAAAAAAGAGACTCTCTATGCGATCGTAATTGGTCTTTACAGACCTGGTAAGGGAGCTCACGTACTTTATTCTAAATTCAATACGATTAGAGAGCGGGATAATACCAATAGATTGTTAAATGAAGTGTGGTATAGTGTAGAGATAGCAGAAGAGATTAGAAAAACCACTAACGTTAAAGCTACGTGGATAGATATAGATTTAAATCCCGACCCAAAATATAAATCAAATGCCGCTCTAACTAGTGCAGTTGGTATAGTGACAGGAATGGGATATTCTGTAAGACATAAAGGAAATTCACCAATTATGACTTATGCTGCTGATAATTTAGTGAAATAGATAGTTGTTACGATTTATCAATCAGTTATATATATGATTAAATTATATATATAAAGCGTTGGTTTTATTGACCAAAATTCTTTATTGGAAACCAATCAGTTACACATTAATTAAAAATATATATGTAACTGGTTGGTTTTTAATTTGCATTTTTTAAAATAAATTTTTTTATATCAAATGGTTGTTGTAATTTTACTATTGATGACTGACAAAACAGTCACGTTATGATTATTATGAATACGAATGAATTATCTCTATTTGAGCTTAACGATTTGTATCAAGCGATATCAAATGAAACCGCGACCACCCGGGAATTGTCGAAAACTTACGGTGGTTATTTTACTGAAATATTACCGAGAATGGAAGCTTTAACGTTAAAAATACAAGTTGCCTTAGATACTAAAATAGCAGAATCGGAACTTGACAAGCTTTTGATGACCTTTATTAACCAAAAAAACAATCAATAGTTATGAATACGACACAATTAGATTTATCGAAATTAGCTAAATCGCTGTACTTTAAAGAGGTTACCGTAGACAAGTATCGATTAAACTTCCTCAGAGAGCTGAATAAGAGGACGGTCGTAGATAAAAGATCGGAAGGTTTCCACTGTTGTTACTGCGCTAAATTAAGCAAGCAAGAAGTTGCATTTTCTCAAACGAACATAGTAATTTTTCCTTTCGGCAACAAAGAAGAGTTGTGGATAGTTAATTCTCACTACGACGGGTGCCGGGGGTGGGATTAACACTCGCACAATTATAAAAAAAGTATTAACGCAATTACATTAATAATGAGGAAAAGAAAAAGATCAGATAGGAATCACTTAATATACGAATTAGTTAACACAATTAATAATAAAAAGTATGTTGGTGTAACAGTATGTATTGGTCGAGCTTACAAATACACAGCTATCAGAAGGTTTCAAAAACACGTGTTTAGAGCCAACAAAGAATCTTACGATTGGGCTTTATATAAAGACATGAGAAAATTTGGACCAGACGTGTACGATATATACGTAGTGTGCGTAGTGAGGGGAAAATCAGAAGCTCATCGAATAGAAACTAATATGCTGCAAAGCTTAGAATATAAATTAAATTCAACACACAAATAAAAAAACAAAACAGTTATGAAAACTTACAAGTCATTTAACGAATTAAACGGTAACACTCTCGCAGAAGGGGACATTGTCGTATTTAATGGAAATAACTATTTCGCTCCCACCAATCGCGGATCGTTTCTTTCTTCAAGAACTACTGCGGTAAGCAACGATAGACCGTTCGTAGATGCCGGCTTTTCCACGGCGCGTCTAATCCGTAAATTAGCAAACTTAGCGTACGGATATACGCCGAGTAATGGAACATGGCCTCCAGCTGCAGCAAATGATTACGAAGCTCTAACTAGATTGGTGTTAGTGCTGTTTCAATTTTTAGAGGGTAAAGAAAAAGCGGAAGTGAACATCGACGGAGTGAAGTTCTTCGTAGACAAATCAGCAAATAAAATAAAAGTCGACCCAATCGATAAAGTAGAAGTGTCCGTAGAATTCGTTAAGAGAGCGCATGAAGCTGCGTGCTCAGCGTGGAAAAAGAACATAGAAAACGAGTTTCCGCATTTATTTATGAACGATACGCAATTAATTCAAAAAGTCGTAGATAAAGTTTTATCAGACTCTGGCGCTAAGCTATATTTTATACATCTTATTAACTTAGCGAGACGAGGAGACATTTCCATCGCGCGTATAGGAGGTACTCGCGAATACATAGTTAACGTGCCTCTTCCTTCTGCAAACACGGAATGGACTTTTGAAGTTTTTGAATTCGTAAAAAAATTCTGCGACGTCTATAAGATTGAGAATCCAAAGCATTTTGTGTATCCAACACACGGTATGCACAAAGATCTATTGCCAAACGATAATAACTTTATGCAAATTAAAGTCGTAGTAAGATAAACGTATTAAAATACAATAAATAATTATGATACAAAAATTTATAAAATCGGTAACTCTTATTGCGCTGCTATCTTTTATTGCTTCTTCATGCACAAACGAACGCGATTACACAATAATTCAAAAGTCGTTGATAATATCAAATCCAAATTTAGCGGAATATACGTATAGAACGAGCAACCATTTCGACGGTCCAATCGATTTTGTTGATAGCGCAAATCGTTACGTTATAGGAGATGACATTAGAAAATATATGTTAAACAATTCAAAATAAAAACCATGAGTAATTTTAATCAGTTGTGCGTTTGGCCTGGTACCGTAGTAGGTCAAGAAAATATTGAAGACTTTGAATCTTTCTTTTTGAAAGAGATGAACGTTAGAGTTAAGTACAGCGAAGAAGTGAAAACGAATCCAGAACTCGGAGAAACCTTAGAACAATCCGGAGGCAGAAACGATTTGTTTTTCTTTGTACACGACGAAGACGTGGCAAAATTTGCTATTCCTCGCCTACAGATGGGTATTAGGTGGTGGGAAGACGTAGTATCTTACAACCACGGTTCGTATCTCTACACTAAAGAAACGTTAGAAAAATATCCGATCAATTGGTAAAAATATAAATTATGAATTATCATATAATAACTAATAGAATAACTAATGAGCGGAAAAAAGAAATTGGGAAGATAATTAATGAACTTATCTATTCTACCTACGATAGCGGAGTTTATTGGCAAGATATATACGATCACACTCAATCTCACGCGATATACGGAATACCGAAAGATAAAGTGGACGATTACAAATATAAGCTTAAAAAACTGGGCGCAACCAGATTTAGAGTCGTTAAAAATAGCGGCAACCCAATCCTTTGTTTCAACGCAGAAAAAATAAAATAAGTATATGAACATTCCATCTAGAAAAAAAACAACAAAACAAAACGTAAGAAAATTTTTTACATCAACCGCCGTATCGACCGTAACAGATTCGGATATCCTTGGAGATATTGCTGGTTCATTGATCGGCAGTATGTTTAGTAATTCTGACAGTTCTTCGTCAAGCGATAGCTTTTCGTCAAGTGACAGCAGTTTTGACGGATTCGGAGGCGGAGATAGCGGAGGCGGTGGAGCCACCGGAGATTGGTAATAATTTAAAAATAAATCAAGAGTGATAATTTTTAAAGTCAGATTAAAAGAACCACCCGGATATAATTTCGGCGTATGGACTTCTTATTTAGAACTTTACATACTAAACAAAAAAGTTTGTGAATGGTTCATGAGTGCTCACCCAAATATTACTAAAAAGAAAAAACTATAGTTATGCCAAACATGAGTTATTGTAGATTCGAAAACACACTAAACGATTTACGAGATTGCTACCAAAACATGGACTCCGACGATGTTAGTCAACGGGAGTTTTACAAGAGAAAACAACTACTCGAATTGTGTATCAGTATATCAAAAGAATACGAACACTTACTAGACCTGGAGTACGAGGAAGATATAGATGAAGACTAGTGTTCGGATTGAGTGAAAAGATAAATTTTTATTTTCGGTAAACATTGAGTATATTTGATTATGATGAATAAGAATGCTACCGAGTTTATAGCTCTAGTAAAAGACGAGTGTAAAAAGCACGGCATAAAGTGTAAGTTAAAAAATACTTCTTACGTGAAGTTAGAAGGAGACATTAAGTGTAGCGGGTACTTCGACGAAACTGGCAGAGAACTAGTAGTTTCAATGAATAGAAAAGACAGCTTAGAGATACTTGTGCACGAATACGCTCACATGACCCAATGGTTGGAAAATTGTGAACCTTGGAGAAAGGGCCTAACTTCTATAATTCGATTACAATCTTGGTTAATGGGAGAAGATGTACTAAGAATTAGGTATCACGTTAAGAATTGCATCAACTTAGAATTGGACAACGAAAAGAGATCCGTCAATATCATTAAAAAATATAATTTGCCAGTCAATATTACAAAGTACAAACAAAAAGCAAATGCTTACTTGTACTTTTACGGTTATTTGATTGAGACCAGAAAGTGGAGCAAACCGAGTAACTCTCCGTACAAGAACAATGTTATAGTAAAAGCGATGCCTAAAAGATTTGTGTCTAATTACTTAAACGCACCAGAAAAAATAATCGAAGTGTTTAGATCTCAACAAGTATAGTGACCAAATAATTAAATTTTTTTATCTTCAATAATTCGTATAATATTGAAGTATTGTTTAACAATTAAATGCAGGTTACACCATGAAAACAAGCAGCAACAGACCGAGCAATTACGAAAAGCGTAGCTACCTTCAAAAGGCGGCGATCGTTAACCGTAAACTCCGTCAAGGTGACATCACCAAGATCGCAGAAGCGGTGGGTTATTCAACAACTCACGTGAGCGATGTGATTTCAGGTAAGCAGTTCAATTACACAATTTTGAACCGAGCTTTCGACATGACTCGCGGTAGAAAATCCAACGCGGTACGTTTGGCCGAATTTGAAGCTTAATTTTTTAAGTTTATTTTTGGTTAGTTATCAAGGACACCTTAATCGGTGTCCTTTTTTCGTTTATACGTACTTACCACAAGCTCGCCATTTAACATTTTTTGTATACATTAATAAACATTCGCATGATTATTACGCGCTGGTGGTGAGCTCCTAATGAATGATATTAACGCGTTGATAACCAATCAGTTACACATTATAAAAAAGAATATCTATAACTCATTGATTTCCAATGGAGAATTTTTTTGAAATATTTTTTCGTTTCAAATAGTTTTCGTACATTTACCCTGTAAGGGCCAATCGTAAGTAATAATATTAATTAAATTTTATATATGAAGAATGTAAAAAGTATCGATGTAAAGTTTGGTAGATTATACAACAACCCAACTTTTAACAACTTGTTTAGTAGGTGGAAACGAGAGTTGATTGTGAACGTGTGGATAAACATGAGAGTCAATCACACGCATTACGCAGACATTAAAAGAATGGCGTCTGCGTTCGGTTACGAAGTTAAAGAAAATAAATAATTAAAAAAACAAAACAAAAACAAAATGACACACCCAATAATTAAAACAGAAAACTATCTACTTGTTGTAGATGAATCAGAGATTAAAGTAATGGATTGGTTTTACTTAGATGATGCTATAATAATCGCACAATATATAGCTGACAAACCGGTAAAGGAATCTAAAAAAATCACCTTTCACCTACCACTAAACAATGCACCTACACTTGAAGGAGTGCCTTTGTTACCACCATTGGAAGATGATGAATCAATATGTCCTTATCCCGAAGAAAAGCAAAATGCAGTTGATTGGAATAATGGTTACAACAAAGCCAAAGAGAAGTATAAGTACACAGAGGAGGAATATAATAAGTTATTATCTTTTATCAAAAAAATAGATGATGAAGGATACGACCCTTATGATTCTGCACACCATTTGCAAGTTAGTAGGTATGTAGATGAAGCAAGAAACATAATTCAATCCCTCCAACAACCAAAATATCCTGTTGCTTTTGAGTGTCAAATGATAGCACTTTATACAGACGGTTATACTGATGATAGGGTAAGAAGATTTTACGGTGTTCCTAAACCCAAAACAATCACCAACTCACAAGGATTAACACAATTAGTGGGTAAATACATTTATTAAAATAAAATAATATGACAAACTCTATCAACGAAAGAATTTACTGTTCTGCTATTTGGTATCATAAAATAACTCCACATTATCCACTTGGATTAAGAAATCCAAATAATATTACTAAAGGTGTTGTTGTATTAGGACATAGACACGCAGATATAATTAGGAATGTTGGTAATTTATTAGGTAAAAGAACTGTTGAAAATGGTAAAGATTCAGTTGGTGAATATACTCAAGGATTCTTAACTAATAAAGATAGATTTGTTGATAGAAAAGAAGGAGCAGAGATTGCTTGGAGAGAAAATCAAATATTGGATAAAGGAAGGTCTAATCCTAACTATCTTTATTCAGAAGACATTTATTAAAATTAAATTGAGTTAAAAACAATTAGTAGGTAAATACATTTATTAAAAATAAAACTTCAATATGAAAAAAATTATTAAAGGAATATTACATTTTGTTTCTTGCTTTTTAACAGGAGCTATTATAAAATCTCTTTGGATATCACACGGTGATGATTGGAAAATATTGCTGCCATTGTTTTGCATTTGCATAACATTAATAAACGCAATAGATTTAGATGATGCTAAATAAAACAAACACACTATGAAAGGAATATACCTAACCGAAGAAGCTAAGAAAGAGATTGAAGCTAAGATAGCTGAACTTGAAAAAGAAGGTGATATTTGGTCGGACTGTTTTGGAATAGCAATGGATGTTTATCAAAAAATCCTCTCCTCAGCAACAATCCTTCCTGTTGAAGAAAGTTGGCGGAAATGCGGGATTGTAAATAGGAAAGACCGTGAATATGTAATAGACCTTTATCCAAACGGAGTGATTATTAAAAAATAAAAGTATGCAAAATTACAAAATTTTAGGACAAAAGTACGGAGTTACGATCACTAAACCGTGGAGCAAAGAAATGTACGAACACAACGACACCGTAGCCGACTTCATGAAGGAAAATATATTTACGGCCCTCACCTCTGCGTATAATCAATGTAATAGCAATTTGCAAATCCAATTGGAACACGAAGCAGAAAATAAATTGAGATACGTAGCAAAGTCTTTGTGTGGTTATGGATTCGGCTCATCTTACAGTATAGACGATATATACTCAGAGGCTTGTAAGGAGTTAGATAACGTACAAAATTACTGGTTAAACGAAATATACCAAGATTTGGTTAAGTTAGACTACGTTAGACAGTTGGACGTTCTAATGATTGGGTACGAAAAATAATATTTTACATAATCGTAAACTTACTATATATGCACAAAGCTAAACTACAAAACGAGAAGAGGCTAGATCAAATCAGAGACGGTGCGTACGATGGTAGGTACAAATCAAAAGTGATACCAAACAAGAAAAAATTGGCCCAAAAAAATTGGGCAAGAAATTCAAAATCCACCAAAAAAATATAGTATGATAGCAAAAATTAAAATTGTAAATTACTTAACTAACGAGGTAGTGAAAGACGAAACTGTACATAAGTCATTCACACTAAACGAAATGAGAGATTGGGCGGATCGAGCGAGCATAAAGTTCTGTGATCTGTACCCAGATTGCGGAGTGACTATATCTTACCAAGACGGAAAAAGTTTTATCGCTACGCAGCCGAAGAACATGAGGATAGACGAGGCTATGTATTACGACGGAGAGATGACGTGGGACGAGTACTCAAATAAATGGTACAAGTTCGACGAATCGATGTGCGTAGAGTACCCTGTGGAAGTAGAAGAAGAGAGCGTAGATCCTTGGGAATTGGATAAGGCGGATCCATCATGCGATTAACACATTAATAAAAAAATAACTATGGAACAAATACGACCAGCATACGCTACATTTGAACAAGCTAAAAAGCTTAAAGAGAAAAGATTTAATGAAATCTGTTTTTCATGGTATTCAGATGTAGGTGATAGAATACTTTATGGAGCAGCTGAAATGGATTTTAAAGCACCAGAACAATGGCAAGTAGTAGAATGGTTAAGGGTTAATCATGGTATTCACTTAGAAGTATCTTGTGATGTTTATGGAGAATTATGGTTTGTTAAATTAGAGGTGTGTTCAAAAGAAGTTTGGGATGATTTGGATAAAAGACATAAGATATTAACTGCACATCGCAAATTTAATAATCAACATAAATCAAAACAAGAAGCATATAGTGCAGCATTTGATTACATTTTAAATAATTTAATATGAAAAATAAAGAACTACAAGAATTACTCAAAAATTTTCCTGATGATATGGAAGTTTGGGTATCAGATAATGGATATTGCGAAGGCGGTGAAAGATTAAATAAAGTTCAAGTAGTGAAAGCTATTGACGCTGGTTTAGATGGAGATCAAGTTGGTGATGAATACATTTATGTAGAAGATGACACTAACATTTCAGAGTATTTAGTTAAAGGATATTTCTTATCAGAAGATGGTGAAACTTTATCTAAAGAAATAATCTATTTAAATAATAGTATTTAATATGATAGTGATTACAATTTTTACAGCAATAATTTTAATATGGCTATTAATTGCCTTAATCAATAAAAGAAAGAATAGCGGGCTATTTAAACAATTGGGTAAATATGGTTATGAACCCATTACACCAGAGTTCTCTTTAGAACAGCTTGATAATCTCCCTTTAGATGATGAAAGAGTTGTTGAAGAGTATAAAAACATAGCTAATATACTTTTTGAAGAATTTGGAATACTTGTATTAACTCTTCAACTGATACCTGGATGGAGGTATTCTATCACTAGTAGATATAAAGGAGACTTCTTAGGTTCAGATAAAAACTATCCAACAAAACAAGAAGCATTACGTGCTGCATTTATTCATGTATTAAGAGAATGGATATGAAATACTTAGTTTCCTGGATAATTTGGAATAGAAATAATCCTGAGTGGAGAGCTATATATAAGTTTCAAAAATGCTCTACTGAAGAAAAAGCAAATAGACTTAGATCTAATCTTTTAAAACAAACTTCTTTTATTGAAGTTTATATATCTAAAATCATATGACACAAATACAACCATCATACGCAACCTTTGAACAAGCTAAAAAACTTAAAAAGATTGGGTTTGACTCATATACAAACATTGGATATTCTGAATCTGGTAAAAAGTATTATCATCAAGGGGGTCAAGAGCCTGTAAAAAATGGACAAAACTACTATGAAGGGCGTGACTATCAAGGTGAACCATTTTTATGTTCAGCACCTGAACAATGGGAAGTTGTAGAATGGCTAAGAATCAATCATAGTATTCACGTAGAAGTATCTTGTGATGTTTATGGAGAATTATGGTTTGTTAAATTAGAGGTGTGTTCAAAAGAAGTTTGGGATGATTTGGATAAAAGACATAAGATATTAACTGCACATCGCAAATTTAATAATGAACATAAATCAAAACAAGAAGCCTACTCAGCAGCATTTGATTATATTTTAAACAACTTGATATGACATCAGCAAATACAATAGAATACACAATATTTGACAAAAATAATAAAGAAGTTGGACGTCACTCACAAAATATAATGTGTAGTACATGTAATGATGGATTGGAGAAATTTCAACCTTA